TGATTAGCAATTTCAGCTTGAACTGCTGCTGCCAGCATACTTCCTAATTCTTCTGCTTGTCCTCCGTCTCCTTGAACTGACGAGCCAGAAGCATCTACATTGACCACAATATTTGCTCCTCCTCCCATTTCATTGTTTGGAACGATGTTTCCATGTGAATTAGGTACAAATAATTCTGGTCCTTTTTCCCCTACTACATAGGGAGAACCACCTTTTACTGGACCTCCTGAAGCTCTACCAAATATTGCGCCTAAGAAGCCAGCACCCTTAGTGAAGCTACCTGCCATATTTCCGTACAACGCCATATTCAATGCTGCATCTATCATTTTGTCTAAAACACTATTTAATACGTCATTTAAAGTAGAAGTTCCTCTAATTAATCCCTTTATACCCTCCCCTAAATCATTAACTATGGTCTCTGTCATACGCTTATAAGACTCCTCTATTTCTTTAGTCAGATCCCTTTCTTCCTTTAATTTGTATAACTTTTCAAGTTTTGCTCTGATAGTTGCTTCATCCTGTATTTCCCCCTCCTTCTTTATTTCCATTATCTTAGTCTCTATCTCAAACTCCATCTCAGTCATACCGACACCTTTTTCTAGTAAAAGTATTTCCTTATCTATATTCGCTACTCTCTGAGCTTGTATATCTGCAAGTATTTTTTCCTCTGCTGCTTTAGCTGATCTTTCATTAGCAGCTACTTGAGCAGTTTCTACACCTTTCATCGCTTGATCCAAAGACATACCTGGATTCGCCTTTATAAGTGCCCTTTCCTCCTTTGTTCTTCGCCAATTAGCTTTGCCCAAACCAGTCGCTAACTTTCTGGCCCTGATTACTTCTGGGTCTGTGGATACTGCTGCTTGTCTTTGTAAGTTTGCTGCCTTAAGTCTATTTGATATACCTTGCCCTACACCTGTATTACCGAAGGCACTGGCAAAGGAAGCTCTCATTTGCGTCATAGCTATCGTAAATTGATTAGCCAATTCAGTTGTACCTTTACCAAATTTACTTAGTGCATCTACTCCTTGTTGACCTACCAAGTTAATCATTTTACTTCTTGCTGCCTCAAAAGCGGCTTCCTCTCCTCCTAATTTTTCTAAGGTCTTTAAGTTCTTTTCAAATTCTGTTCCTGTTATACCGAGTGCTTCAGATAATGCTGCTACGTCTTTTGTATTTTCATTCAGAGCTTTTCCTAAATTGGCTACTGAACCAGTGAATTGAGCTATACCAGTAGCAATGGATGTACCTGCTAAACCACCTGCAAAACCACCCATCTGACCACCAAGCCCTCCTCCAAGTCCACCACCTATCGCACCACCTAATGCTGAGATTGGTCCTTGCCCAAATAGCAATGGAAAAGCACCACTTATGGTTGCACTGCTTAAAGCGGCTCCTCTGTTGAAACCACTAAACATACTTCCAATTCCTCCACCTCTTGCGCCTCCTGCGAAACCACCTCTCTGACCAGTGGCACTTACCCTATTTGCAAGCATCTCAGAACTAGGAAGAGCCAGCATTTTCCCGCCTGGACCTCTTGTATTAAGAGCATTAAGGGCATCTATATCCGCACCAATAGCACCGAATCTATTACCCAGTTGTCTGAGCCTAATTATTTGGCCTAGAATTTTTGACCTTTCGTTCAGAACTTTATTAACGTCATTATCTACTTTTACAGTCGTTTTAGTTAGCCTATTTTCCTTTATCTGAGCATCTATTTTTCTCTGGTGTATCTTCAATTCATAGTCAGCATTTAGCTTTTCTATTTTCTGCTGTTTTAGATTGTCTCCGTTTAAATTCCTTTCTATATTTAGTAGCTGGTTTATCTGCTCCTGGCTTTTCGCTCCTTGCCTATTCAACTTAAGGGCTTTATTAGCACTCGCAGCAGTCGAGTTTTTCGTAGTTAATATTTTTATTTCTTCATTTAACTGCTTATCTAGCTCCTTACTTAACTGCTCCTCCGCAGTTAAAGCCTTCTTAGCTGTTCCTGCTCTTGTTTTACCTACTGCGTCTACTTTTACACCTAAGTCCTTTAACTGTGCATCTAATTTAGAAGTATCTAGCTCAATATTTACTTTGTAATTAGCTGCCACGACTATTTACGCTAAATATTTCTATCTTAGCGTACCTTCTTGAACTGAGCTTGCTTTCTAGCGTTTTCGTATGCCTCTTCTTCTCTATCAGATTTAAGGGATAAGTATGCGCTCCAGGTATAGAGTTCCTCTGTGCTCATTCGTTGTCTTAATTCAGACAAGGTGTACCCTAGCTTTTCAGCGATGACGAACTGAAGAAAAAGGTAATTATTCTCCTTCAGATGCGCTTTTTACGGCATCTGGGTCAGCCTCCTCCCCCAACTCCTGCATCTTGCCCATAATGTCTAGTAATACTGCTAATGGTATTTCTCTTCGTAAAGAAGGTAGATCAGCATCACTAAATAAGCGATCACCATTTTCATCAAGACCTTTCTTAACAATAACTTGAAGAGCGAAGTCTAAGTTTCCCTCCTCTTGGCCCTTGTTCATTGCTTTTAGTGTATTGTTTATAGCGTCTCTATCAGCAATAGTTATTGGTGTCCAATAGATCTTTAGTACAAGATCAGACCCTTTAAAAATGGAGTAACTACTCCGTTCTTCGGTACTAAAAGCTTTTTTCAGTTTGTCTATAGCACGAACTTTTGACATAATAATTTGATTTATTTATGTAGTATAAGTCTATACTACTTTATTTGTAGAATTGCGTAGATTTTGTCGTAGCTACAGTAAAGCCTGACTTAGTAAACCCCTTATCAAAATCTTTCTGCATAAAAGTAGGGTGCTTTAAATAGATATTAAACCAGTTGTACTTAGCGGAGAAAGGCATCTCTACCGTTGAAGTATGGGGAATCTCGCCATGTAAATGTCCTTTATACGTTACTGGTCTACCCAGCTCATCTCTCTTAGTTGCTCCAGGTCTATTGATTACAAAACCAGCATAAGAAATAGAGTTGCCTATAAATATGGGAGTACCTAGAGGTTTAGAAGAGAATTGTTTGTACTTAGGAGTACGTTCCGTTCTCTTAGGTTTTCCACCTAGTATTCCTGTAGAAACCCTACGTTTTGTAGGTAGTACTTGCGATGTTGATATTTCCCAATTTTCGCCAAAGCTTCCTGTCCACCACGGTCCAACATGCTGGAGCGTAAAGGCAACTTCAGAAGCAGATGTAGACACTGCTTTTTCTACAAGGATCTTTAAATCTGCTGGTAAGTTTTTTATATCTCTGGCTTTAACCATTTGCTGTAAAATCGCACGTTACGACAGCTAAGTAGTGGCTATTGCCCTCATCATTCACAGATGTTGGACCTGATACTTGGGATACCCTTGGGGAAGAAGAGTAAGTATCTACATAGGTAGACGAGTTTATAGAAACTAGAGCGTCTATAACGTCCTGAGCGACTGTATTAGACTCGAAAGTTCCCTTATTTTTAGGTGTCATAACACCACATGTTACAGAGCCGCTATAGTAAGAAACTGCTCCACCTTGCGGTTGTTTTGTTGATTGTCCAAAATCAACACTTACCATTACATACTTCTTTGTTTTACCTGGAGAAGTAAAAGGAGTGTTATCAAACACAACAGACACGGTAGGATTACTATCCTTTAAGGTTGTCTTAATTGCTTCTTCTATGGAGGCTCTAACGTTTGTAAGACTCATTAGAAAACAATATCAATGCGAAAAAGGTACTCTTGGCCCCCTTTCAAAGTTTGTATATTAGTAATCTTAGCTACTCTGGTCGATCCAGAAAAAGTTATTGTTACTTCGTCTTGTAGTAGCGGTTGTTTATCTCCTATTAAATCTGGCGTTATGTAAAGTCGTGCGGTGTTCTCTTGGAACCCTGAAGTTTCTACAGAGTTGATAAATTCTACGGGAACCTTTATCGAGTAAGTAGTATCTACAGAATTTAAAGATCCTTTAGCTACGTTGTATGTACCTGCGACTTTCCTTGTATAGACAATACTTGTGTCTAAAGAAGCCCCTAGATCAGCTACAACTTGTTTAGCTACGTTCTTGAATAAGGTGTCTAATGCTCCTGCCATAATTAACCTCTGACTACCCGAACTTGATAGCTGCCACTTCCACCAAGACAATAAGCACCAAGATAGGACTGCAGCCAAGGATAAACGTCAAAAACATTGTTAATCGTTCCAACACCTTGACTATCAGTGTTGTACTTGACCTCCATATCCCCTATTTTGACTTCTTCGTAAGTTCCGTCAGTTCCTTTATTACCAGTTATTGCATCAGTTTCATTTGCTAATGCTCTAGCTAGTTCATATTCCGCATATTTAATACTTGCAGGAATTGCAGTGCAAGCAAGTTCAACATCATCAACTTCATAATTATTTCGAGGCCATTTTAAAGCTTGACCTTCATCACAACGATCACCATAAAAGTTAAGGCTATCAATCCATCTGGTAGCAGATATTAATGCTCGATTCTTTTGATCATCAGTCTTATTATCCCAAGTCGTTGAATCTGGGACGGTTTCAAAATAGGTGTTTGCTTCAGCTAAAGTCACATAGCTATTAGCTGTTGCTGACTTCAACGT